AACGGGAGGTGCAAATGGAATAACAAGAGGTATACATATTGCATCCACTTTAACCGCTGCTGCTGATTGGAGAAGCATTGAATGGAGTAACAATAGCGGTTGGGGATTGTATGGGGCAGGGACTGCGAATAATTATTTGGGGGGTGATACTGCAATCGGAACTGCAACATTAGGAACTGCGACCAAACTAACAATAGGGGGAAGCGAAACTGCATCGGGTGGAATAGCAAGAGGAGAATTAAACAACGCTACATTAGTCGCATCAGCAAACAATGATATCCTTGTTGGTTTAGATGTTAACCCAACATTTACAAATGGTGCGTTTACGGGAGTAACAAATCTTTCTGCGAGGTTTACCAATAATGTAAATGCTCTTAATGGAGTGCAAATATTAAACAATAATAATGGCGGTTTTGCAGTATCTGCATTAGGCTTAAATTCAGATATTGCTAATTATACTTTGTTTAGTTATGGAAGTGGAAGGGCGAACACAGGTTCTAACCAATTTAATAATGGTGCATCGGCACTTTTAGATTATCAAGGCAGTGGTTCATTAAATATAGCATCCACATTTGCGACAGGCACAAATAGTGGGATTAGGTTTTGGACTGCTGCAAGTACTATTAATGGTACAGAAAAAATGCGACTCACCGCAGCAGGGCGATTGCTTTTGGGAACAACTACCGAATCAACATTCTTACTTGATGTCAACGGAACTGCGAGGGTAAGTGGTAAAGCATTTTTTGGCAATGGTACAAGTTATATTTATACAAGTTTTCAAAGTGTAGTTAATACTTCATCAAGTTCAAGTGCATACTTTGAAGTAAGTGGGGCAGCATCAAATTCATCTGCAATGTTATTTACCAAGGCAGGTAATTTGTCAACAATGTGGAACTTGGGAACTGATGCAAGTAATGATTTTTATTTATTCAGACATGGAATAAATAAAGAGTTATTTAAAGTATTTGATACATCAACAAATGTAGGAATTGACAATTCTAATGCGATAACAGATATTGCATCTGCTAAACTTTTTGTTAATTCAACTACCAAAGGCTTCCTTCCTCCTCGGATGACAAATGCACAGAGAACGGCAATAAGCAGTCCTGCGGTTGGTCTTATTGTGTACTGCACAGATGCGACAGAGGGATTGTATCAGTACATAAACAATGCATGGGTTAACCTTACGGGTGTTGTAACAAATAGGCAAACGGCATCTTATACACTTGCTCTTGGTGATAGCAATGATTTAGTTGAAATGAATGTGGCAACTGCTAATAACTTAACTGTTCCACTTAACTCATCAGTCACTTTTCCAATAGGTACAAAGATTGACATTGCTCAATACGGAGCAGGGCAGACAACAGTTGTGGCAACGGGTGGAGTGACTGTGAGAAGTGCAGGTGGTGCGTTGAAATTAGCGGTACAATATAGCGGTGCAACTTTGGTTAAGATTGGAACTGATGAGTGGTATTTATTCGGAGATATAACTGTATAAAATGAGTTTAAACTTAGGAATCATAGCATCATCAAGAAGTAGTGGGATTTCCCCTGAGGCACCAATAGTTACATCTGGTTTGGTTGCGCATTATGATGCAGGTAACTCAACCTCTTATGGAGGCATCGGTTCAACTTGGAATGACTTATCTGTAAATGCATTAAACGCTACACTTGTAAATAGTCCTGTATTTAACGTATTGAATGGTGGTAATTTTATTATAAGTCAAGTTCTAAATAACTATGTAACAGTTCCACATAATTCATTGTTTAATTTTACAACAGGTATAACTATATCTGTTTGGATTAAAACAACAAAATCTGTTGATGGATATATTGCGACTAAGGGAGAAAACTCATTTTTTTTATGCGTAGGTCCAGCAGGAACAACGGCAGGTAAAGCATCACTTTTTTTACAAGGAACAGGTGGTGGTTGGGCACAATCGGCAACAACTGTATCAACTGGCAATTGGGTAAACATAACTGCAACTTGGGCAAGTAATACAACAAGGTTTTACATAAACGGGGCATTAGATTCTACAAATACAAGAAGTGGAACAACTTTATCAACTGGCACAAGTCCTGTTTATTTTTGTTGGAGAAATGTACCAATAATGAATGCAAATATTAGTATATACATGTTCTACAATAGAGCATTAAACGAAACAGAGGTATTACAAAACTTTAACGCAAGAAAATCAAGGTACGGACTATAAAAAATAATAAATATGGCAAATATTCAACCCGTTAGTGTATGGTATAAAGGAGAAGAAAAAAATGCAAATGTATTTACTCTTTATTCTACTTATGATAACTTAATAGACAATGCAACATTCAAGTACAATTTAATTTCAGATAATGGAATTGATGGTTCTTTAATTTTATTAGTAGATGATTTATCTATCAATGGTGCAGATTATGAGCAATGGGATGCAGAGGTAGATGCAAATGCTTGGATTTACAATTGGGCAGCAAGTAAGTTAAACCTAACAATTATATAAAAATGGCAAAACAAATCTCACCTGTCAATGTATGGGTAAATGGCGAAAGCAAACAAGCGGAGTATTTTCAAGTGACTTGCATCAATGACAACTATGAAAATTCAGCAACGAACTATTGGCAGTTGTTCACCAAAGTTGTAGATGCTGAAGGTGTTGAATCAATGGGCGAACAAGTATCTCAAGGCAATCTCACGATTCAGGGCGAGGAATACGTTTTGTGGGGAGACCAACCTGCAATGGCAATCAACGCTTGGATTTACAATTGGAGTGCGGAGAAACTTAATCTCACAATTATTTAGTAAATTTGAATCTAAATTTTAAACTATGACACTTATTGAACTGAAAGCAGCCGCTTATGACATTTTGAGTAATCTTGAGTATTTGCAAAAGCAACTCCAAGAGGTTAACCAAAAGATTGCAGAAGAACTTCAAAAAGAGAAAAACGAAAATGGATAAAAAAATTAGTGCATTACCGATTTCATTTGAGCAGTTCAGCAAAGACCCCGTAAAAGGTTTTCTGTTCATTACATTGATTGCGATTGGTTACTTATATGTAGACCAAAAGATGCAATACACCGAGCAGATTGAACGGCAAGGAAGCAAGATAGAAAAGTTAGAAGCAAAGATAGATGCTCTTGGGATTCAACTCAAGAGGTCTGATTCATTGCTCTCAGCGACAACATCTAAAATCTTAGTCCTTCAAGAACTCGGAAAAATCAAATGAAACGATTAATTGTATTACTATTTATCTCATCATGTGCCAACCCTGTCAAAGAGGAGAAAATCCTTTTTGATGGGGTTGATACTATCCTTATGCAATCAAGGGAACATATTGACACTATTGTAAAGTTCCTCCCAAAAGTTGACAAGCAGATTGAGAAAGCAGAGAAGCAAGTATTGCTAAACGTATTAAGCATCAAATTGCAAAATGCTAAACTCAAAGAGGATGCAAAAATAGTCAAGACTATTACGATTAGAGATACCATTATCATCAAGGAAAAGACAAACTTTTGGGGGAAGAAAAAGACCTCTACTGATTCCATTTCATCAATTGACTCAACTGAACAACAATGAAACAATTCTTTTGTGAAGAAAACGGCAGACTATCAATGAAGCGTTTATGTGGATTTATCTGCGTAATGATTATTTGCGTAACAATGTATCACAATTCATTCTACGAAACTGAACCATCAGAAGCACTTGTTTACTCTGTGTCTGCTCTTGCGTTTGGTTGCCTTGGTTTGACAAGTGCTGAGAAAATATTCAAGAAGGATGAGAACAAAGATTAGTATTTTATTGCTTTTACTTGTTGGATGCAACCCAGTTAAGCAGGTTTTGCGTGACCAAGATAAACTTGAAAAAGTCGCAAAGGTTGTGGTTAAAGGTGGATGGTGTGCAAATGACACTACCTTTATTGTCAAATCTGATACCTTGGTTGAGTTTGACACTTTAGTGAACATAGACATTCAAGTTGATACACAAAAAGTAAACGAATTTGTTTATATCACCAATTGGAAAACAAGGGATATAATCAAGTCTGTAACCATCCATGACACAGTTAAGTCCTTCATTGTAGACAATGCTCGTGTGAGGTTATTACAGGCAGATTCAGCACGTTTAGGTGGAGAGGTAATAGAATGGAAAGGAAAAGCAAAAAGAAGGCAAATTTGGTTGTTTGCAATCATTGCAATGATATTCGGTGCATTATACATTAAATCTAAAATATGAAACTGAACAAAGAGGGTGCAGACTTAATTAAATCATTTGAAGGATGTAAACTTAAAGCATATCAATGCTCTGCAATGAAGTGGACTATTGGGTATGGAAATACTTTCTTTGAAGATGGTACACCAGTTGTTGCAGGAAATGCAATATCTCAAGAGAAAGCAGAACAACTCTTTGAAATAATTGCAAGTGATTTCTCTGCTAAGGTTGTAAAATTAGTGCCATCGCATATAACCCCTAACCAATTCGGTGCATTAGTTTCTTTTGCATATAATTGTGGCATTGCTAATCTTCAGAAGTCAACTCTGTTGAAAAAGGTTATTGCTAATCACAATGACCAAAGCATAAAGGCAGAGTTCTTAAAGTGGAACAAAGCAGGTGGCAAGGTTCTTGCAGGTCTTACAAGAAGAAGAGAAGCAGAATCTAATCTATATTTCAAATGACAAAGGTTAACATTTGTGCAGATTATCGTGAAAGGTTCGGATGGGATATGCCGACCTTAAAACTTGCAAGGATTGTCTATCAAGATAATCCTTTGCTTTTTAATTCAATTGAAACGGCAAGAACGGCATTAAGAAGCATTGAAGGTAAAGCAGGTCAGAGAGTAGCAATCAGAAAAGAGGTTGATGGAAGACCTAAGAATCCTTATAACTTGCCACAATCTGATGAGGCAATTTATGAACCTTATCAACTAAAAGCGAAGCGTTTGCTGGTTCTTTCTGACATCCATATTCCTTACCATAGTATTGATGCGTTAACCTGTGCATTTGATTATGCAAAGCATGAGAAACCCGATGCAATCCTTTTGAATGGTGACACCTTAGACTTTTTTGGATTGTCAAGGTTTGCCAAAGACCCAAAGGCGAGGTCATTTGCACATGAACTTAAAACATTTAAGGAATTTATTGACATCCTTAAAAAGACATTTGATGCCAAGATATATTTTAAAATTGGCAACCATGAGGAAAGGTACTTCCATTTCCTTTGGATGAAAGCACATGAGATTGTCGGGGTTGAGGAGTTTGAACTTGAGAACATTATTAAGTCAAGGGCAGAAGGAATAGAGATAATCAAGGACAAGAGGATAATGAAAGCAGGTGACTTAAACATTATACATGGTCACGAGTTTGGAGGTTCTGTGTTTAGTCCCGTGAACATTGCAAGAGGTCTATTTTTGAAGGGTAAGGTATCTGCTATGCAAGGACACAACCATCAGACCAGTGAGCATACTGAAAGTAACATGAACGGAGAAATCACTACAACCTGGTCACTTGGTTGCCTTTGTGAGTTGCATCCTGCTTACCTTCCTATAAACAAATGGAATTGGGGTATGGCATTAATTGATATTGATGGTCAAAACTTTGAGGTAAGGAACAAACGTATTCATAACGGCAAAGTCCTATAACTATGGAAGAGGACCTCATTTTAGGCGAAGGCGAAGAGGTTGAATATGTTGAGGAAGAGATAGGACATTCCTTTCCAGAGTACATTTCTTGCTCGGTTGAGGTCCTGACAATGCTTGAAACCGCTAATCCAATGACCCGTGAAGAGGTAGAAAAGATGCAAGAACTCAAGAAACTTTGTTTAGAAATGCTTGAATATTCTGTAAAATCCATGCACGGAATGCTATTTACTAATGACATCTGACTGTTTTTAATTGTGTTTATTAATGTGATTTGCCCCTGATATTTCTATATCGGGGGTTCTTTTTATGGGTAATCGCAAATAAATATTTTAAAAAAGATTAAAAAAGTGTTGTTTATATCAAATAAAGAGTTATATTTGCTAAACAATCACATTTAAACCACACGTTATGACACAGACTGCAAAAAGAAACTTCATGTTAGAAATTTCAGAAATCAATGAAAACACTAATGTTTTTGCTATTGCCTACAATATGATGAAGGCATTGAAAAATGGAGAAATAACTAATAAGCAATTTGAACTGTTATGCGGAGACTTGCAGTTGGAATGCTTGAGGCAGAACCTTCCAACATCAAATGAAATCTGTTCTTTATTATAAATAAATTCAGGGGCGAGGCATCCTACACCTTACAATAATCACACAAAACCAAAAACAATGAAAGCAGACATCACAAAATGCAACAAGAAGATGCTCCTAAAATTTGTAAAGGAAACAAAAGATTTGAGAGTACAATTTATTGAAGCAGATTACTTTGAAGATTTTTACCCTGTTATTTTTGAGATTTTTGAATTTACAGAAGAGCAATTATCAGAGGTCAAGGCAGACTTTATAAAAAGAAGAATTAAATAATCACATAAAACCAAAAACAATGAAACCAAAAACAATCATTACATGGGCAACAATTATCGCAATGCTTTGGTTAGTCGGTCAGATTCAAGACCAATATTGCAGGTAATGAATGGCAAGAAACTCCTGCAACCTATTTGGGTAAAATGCAGATTATGCAAATCACTTTACACAATAACAATAAAAACACAATCACTATGTCCGAAATGCCACTGCCTAAATGGGGCGACCTAAACACTGTTGAACGCCATAAGTTACTCGGTGAACTTATTGATGCCATGATTTATTCAGGCGAAGCAGTAGAACACCTTCAAGCAACTGTTGAGCAGTTCAGATTAATGGGTTACGTTAAGTCAATTATTTTACCTCAAAATGAAGATAATGAAACAATGCACGAAATGTAAGCAAGAGAAACCAAAGGACCAATTCAACAAGAATGCATCCTCAAAGGATAGATTAGCAAGTAGGTGTAGGGAATGCGAAAAGGGTATTAAGAAAAACAAAATAGATATCTACTCGGATTTATACCGCATATTTTAAACAAGCAAAACAAATAAAATGACAAAGGAAGAACTTAGAAGAACAAGAAGAGCAAAAGAAGTAACGCAGGAAAAGTTGGCAGAATTGTCAGGTATCTCACTTGCCACAGTTAATAGAGCAGAAAAGACTGGTAAGGTCAGACTTGGAACTATGCAAAAATTATTTCAAGTTTTAGAAGAAATTAATTAACTTTAACACAAATCAAATCACAAACGCAATGAAAAAACAAGTCACAACAAATGTCCGCATACCTGCGGAATGGTTAAAGGTCAGCATCGCAGACATTATGATAATGGTTACTGCTACCATTAATGATGCAGAGGATTACGTTGATGTCCAAGTTAGGGAAATAATCATCCCAGGGTATCACTGCATAAACATCCTGCCTCAGTTTCATTCTGCTTTTTATGAGTTAGTTGAGCAGAAGTGCATGGATGCTTTTACGTTCAAGATGGACAGTAATTATGACCACGAATATTATAGCGACTATGTACTATGATAGAATAGAAATGACCTTAATGGTCTGTGATGAAGTCCGAGCAACGGCATTCCCTTTGCGTAACCATGATAGCATTGAAAGGCAGAGGCATCAATGGTATTACTTTTATGGGTTAAAAAGTATTAAGGATTGGGAAATCTACATCACCCATAAATCAACGATGGAGAACTCATCACCATTTAGAATTGAAAAACCTTTTCCATATTTAAAAAAATCACAAAACAATGACACAACAGAATCAGAATCAACAGACCAACATTGCGAACCAGTTAATTCTTCAGGGGGACTTGAGCAAACTGTCGGCAGGGGACAAAGTCAGGT